GGGGCGCTCACGAGGTGTCCACACGACAGCAATGCTGGTCGGCGACTCCCACGGTGGAAAAGTGCACTATGACATCTCGCCGAAGGCAATGCGGAAGATGTTCGGGCCTTCGAAGCTCTGGAAGCGTGTCGGCCCAGAGACGCTCGGCCGCGACCTTGTGCAGATGATCTCTTCGAGCTTCGTGAACTACTTGAGGCAGAGATGACATGGATACACGTCCCCGCCACATCGAGCTCTTCGCCGGCGCCGGAGGAGGCCTCTACGCCTCCAAACTCCTCGGATGGAGGACCGTCTGCGCCGTCGAGATCGACGAATTCTGCCAGAAGATCCTCGTCCAGCGACAGCGCGACGGGGTCTTCGAGCCCTTCGCCCTCTGGGATGACGTCCGAACCTTCGACGGCCGACCTTGGCGCGGACGCGTCGAGGTCGTTTCAGGAGGCTTTCCCTGCCAACCGTTCTCGGTCGCCGGCAAGCGCCGCGGAGAAGACGACCCACGAAATGGGTGGCCTCACACGATCCGCATCATTCGTGAAGTACGACCCGAACTCGCATTCCTGGAGAACGTCCCAGGCCTGCTTGCCCGGTCTCACGGATACTTCGGGCGAGTACTCGGAGACCTGGCCGAGGCAGGGTACCATGCGGAATGGACGGTGCTGGGAGCAGACGATTGCGGTGCCCCGCATCGGCGCAAGAGGCTCTGGCTCCTTGCGTGGGATACCCACGCCGACCGTGGGCGACTCGCGCAACTCACGCAACATGACCGCCAACCGGAAGCCCGGTTCGAAGGCCCACTCGGGGATGACCCTTTCGGACTTCATCTGGATATGGCCGACGCCGAGCGCGAGGGATTGGAAGTCGGGCAAGGCGAGCGAAGCGACGCACGCGCGCAACGCGAGGCCCCTCAACGAGGTGGTCGAACGCAAGGATGGTGGGCCACTGAACCCGCCCTGGGTGGAGCTTCTGATGGGCTGGCCGCTCGGCTCGACAAGTCTACACCCCATGCGCCATTGTGCCTTGTGCCTTGGCTAATGGGGTTTGGAAATGAGAAAGACGCGAACAGGGTGGAAGCGTTGCAGGGCTTGCGGTGCAGTTATGACGAGGAAGCGCTTTGCGAGCGGTCGACTAGAGGGCAACAAGGAGTGGAGGAAGAGGCTGTTTTGCAGTCTCTCCTGCGCGAACACGAGAGATGTTGTCGGAGAGCATGGCCTCTCGTGGCGAGCGAAAAAGCACCTTCTGAGCGCTTGCGAGAATTGCGGGAGCAGGAATCGGCTTTCAGCGCACCATGTCGACGGGAACCGGGAGAACAACACTCCGGAGAACATCGAGACCCTCTGCGGCAGTTGCCACACTGTTTGGCATCATATGGTGCGGAGGCTTGGCAAAGCGGAGCCTGGGAGGATGGTATACCGCGGATAGCTCATGGGGTGGCCGATCGGGTCCACAGAATCAAAGCCCTCGGGAACGGACAGGTTCCGATTGTGGCTGCGCGCGCATTCCGCATCCTTGCACAGCGGATAGAGGAGACGGCATCGTGATCTCTCCTACCACGTCACCAGGGTCGAGTCCGCAGACCTCCAGGCGAAGCTCGAAGCAGAAGAGCGCCGACGCGAGCTGCTGCTTGAAAAGAGCCCGAAGCGCCTCTGCGAGATCCGCGACGAAGCCCTGAAATTCGCTTCCACGTGGGAGCCCCTCTGCCAGGTTGACCATGTCGAGACCACGGAAGCTCCGTGAAGCCTTCGGAGAGCGGAAGTCGCTCGCTGAGTGGGCCAAGGACCGCCGATGCCCTTGGTGCGAGGGGACCCTTCGGAATCGCCTCGCCGCAGGCATGGATCTCGAGCAGGCGATCACGACGCCTCGGCGCAAACGGGGCGCGTACCAGTACAGGGCCTTCGGCGAGCTGAAGACACTCGACGAATGGGTCGACGACCCGCGCTGCAGCGTCCGACGATCGACGCTTGTGCTCCGGCTTCGATCAGGCATGACGATCGAGGAAGCGATCCTGACGCCGAAGAGGAAGGGTGGGAGGCCGAGGTCACGATGAAGCGAGAGAAGCTCTACAGAGCCGGCAGGGAAGCGAAGACGCTGACCGAATGGGCGCAAGACCATCGCTGCCAGGAAGGGTCGGCCCTATTGACCGACCTCTTCCGAGGGATGTCCTTCGACGAGGCGATGTTGTTCTGGAAGGCGCGATTCGATTGGGAGCAAAAGAGTCCCTTAGTCGAGTCAGCCGAATCCGTCGAGCCGGAGACCGTCCCGGATCGTCCGATCCAGGACCCCGGAAAAACGCGCGACCGACGGCGCGACCCGGTGTTCAAGAGCTACACCCCGAGAACCCTGAGCGCGTTGGTCACGAACCTCAAGCTCGACGAAGTAGGCTCGGCGGAGGTGGACGAGGCCCTGAGTCAGCGCCCTAAGATTAGGGGCGAGTGCACCCACAGACGTCCGTGCCCGTGGGTCGGATGTCGGCACCATCTGTGGCTCGAGGTGTCGCCGGCTGGCTCCGTCAAGCTTCTTTTCGGATGCGCGGAGCTGGATGACCTCCCCGATACCTGCGCGCTCGACGCAGCAGAACGAGGCGGCCTCACGCTCCGGGAGGTGGGGCGCAGGCTCAACATCACGCGCGAACGGGCTCGGCAGATCGAGTGGTGGGCGCTCCTGAAGATGTTCCTGATCCTCTACGACGACTACTGAGGCAAACATGACCTGGAAGATCGATACGAAAAGAGCTCTCCGATGCAACTTTTGCGACCTGGTCCACGACAAGGTCGAGGCCGGAGGCCTCTGGTATTGCCCGAATCCGATCTGCCCGGGGTGTGGAGCGGCCTATCACCGTAGGAAGATGGACAGCTATCAGGAGATAGAGAACGGACGCCACACCGTAGACCCGAAGGAGAAGATCGCGATCGGCGAAAGGTTGCTCGAGCAACTCGACCTCGACCCGAACCTGTGGGAAGCTATTGAGCGCTGCGTGATCTACTACAAGGGCGGACCGAAGCCGCACGTGCCGAAGGGCGGCTCGGAGCGCTTCAACGACCTCGGCCGCGAGCTCGCAAGGGAAGTCCAGGAAGAGATCCGACAGGAGGAGGTCGCCAGGCAGCGGGAGGCCTTCGCCAGGAGTGAGCTGGGAGGCAACGGGCGACGCGGCCTCAAGAGGCGGGTCGATGAGCGAAAGGATGCGGATAGGTAGCCTGTTCTCTGGGATCGGCGGACTCGAACTGGGCCTTGAGCAGTCCGGCTTGGGCTATACGACATGGCAGGTCGAGGCCGACGCCTTCTGCCGTTCCGTGTTGGCGCGCCATTGGCCCAGGGTCAAGAGGTACGAAGATGTTCGAGAAGTCGGAAGGCACAACCTCGAGGCAGTTGAACTCATCTGCGGAGGATTTCCCTGCCAAGACATCAGCGTCGCCGGCCGAGGAGCTGGGCTCGCGGGTGCTCGCAGCGGCTTGTGGTATGAGTTCCTCCGCGTTGTCGAAGAGCTTCGACCTGCATGGGTCGTGGTCGAGAACGTGGGCCATGGCAGCTCCCGGTGGGTTGACGGTGCTCGACAAGATTTGGAACTCGAGGGCTATGAAACGCTTCCGGTCCCACTTGCAGCGAAGCATTGCGGAGCGCCCCACATTCGATCCCGCGTCTTCGTTGTTGCCCACGCCGAGCGCGAGCAGCTACGGGAGCTCGAACAACGGGTGCCCGCACGACGGGCGCACCGAATACGCTACGAAGGGGAAGCCGAGCTTGTGGACCCTCGCGAAGCGAGAAGGTGGCAGCCTCTCCCCGAACTATGTCGAAGCGATGATGGGGTTCCCCGAGAATTGGACCGTGCCAGATTACGCGCCCTCGGAAATGCTGTCGTCCCAAGAGTAGCCGAAGTTGTCGGTCACGTGGTGTCGCAATGGCACGCACAAATCGTGGACGAGCGATGATCGGAATACAAACCAACGAGCAGCGCGTCCGGATGATGGCAGAAGCCCTCGATCGTCTCGGCTTCTACAACGAAGCACGACGAGTCGAAGCGCAGTATTCGGCTTATACGCGCGGCGGTGTTGTTGTTCTGCACCTCGACACGCTCGAGGCTCTCGTGGAGATCGCGCTTGAGCGGAAGGACTTGACGAAGGGCAACGACTCAGGGTAACGTCGAGATGTTCGGGCAGCCGTTGTCGACAGCAACGGCCGGACATGCAGGAATGGAACTAGGGGGGAACGGTGGTGGTCCCATCGGCGTTGCATACGTGCGCGCTGTTGACAACAGAATACAGTTTCGGGCTTCGGCCCGACCGAAAGCGCCCTGTTTGGGCTCGGGGATCCTGGAGAACCCTCCTAGTTCCTCCCCGGAGCCCCTGTCGAAGCAGGGCGCTTTCTTTTTTTGCTGCGGAGGCAGAGATGCCGGACTCCATTGGCGCCCAGGAATGGGCCTTCGTCTGCGAGGACCTCCTCGATCGTCTTCTGCCCCGCGAGATCGGAGGTGAGGCCTTCGAGGTCTTCGCCTTCCTGATCTACCGTTCCATCGATGGCGGCGAAGGGGCTCGCCTCCCCCGGGAGGACGGCCTCCACATGCTCTACGACTGCACGATCATCGGTGATGCGCTGCAGTTGAGCGAGGCCAAGGTGCGCAAAGCGGTGAGGGTCCTGGCCAAGCGCGGGTGGATCCGAGTGGAAGGCAACAATGGCAACGCCATCATCCACGTGGGGCGGATGTACTTCGGCCCGGACGGCGAGATCGATGGGGTCGAACTGATCTACGACAAAGCGATGGCCGAGGTGGACCGTCGCGGCGAGGCCTCAACCTCGCAAGGGAAGGGCGCATGAGCAAGAGGCACGACTACTACATCAAGGTCCAGCACGACCATTTCGACACCGCCATGCCCCAGCACGTCGGCGAGCGGGCCTATCAGGTCTACCAGGTGCTGAAGCGCTTCGTGTGGCGGAACGAAGAGGACGGCAACCAGTCCATCGTCGGCTTCGCGCGAGCGGGCCTGCTCGCCGTTCGCCTCTCAACGCGCAAGCTGGCTACGTACGTGGGCATCACGCGCCGGCATCTCAGCCGAATGCTCAAGCAGCTCGACGAACTCGGATGGATCATCCGGGTCCCGGAGAAGCCCCAGGGAGGTGCTTCGAACATCCTCGTCCTCGGCTACGTGTCGACCCGCGGGAGCGTACGACCGCGCCGCCACGAGGTCTTCTTCGCGGACATCTATGCCTCGTTCATGTACGAGGAGGTCGAGCAGTACGCCGAGAGCAAGTACCGATCGATCCTCCACCTGGACATGGCCGATCGCCTCGAAGTCGTGGACGCGAGATCCGAGGCTGCGACCGCTCTGCTGCAAAAGATCGCAAGAAACACGAACATTACGGGAAAAATTACGCAGATTCTGCGCGATCCGGAGCCAGGAGAATCCTGGGGAATCCTGGGGACTTCCGGAGCAACTACTGAACATAAACCGGGGGCACGCGGGTCATACAACCGGGGACCCGGGGGTCATACAACCGGGGACCCGGGGGTCATACAACCGGGGACCCGGGTTTCCCCAAGAATAGATAACAAGGAAAGAGCAAACGACGAACACCAAACAACGAATATCCCCCCACAGCCCCCGGCCGCTATCGCGACCGAGGACGTGGTGGGTGACGCGCTATCGCGCGCAGTAGAGAGCACCCCGGAAAATTTCGTGGAGGTCGAACCACCACGAGAAGAGCTGCAAGGGGTGGGAGCAGTTGGACAGCCCTCTCCGCGGCGGTCGGCTTTTCGGCCTGCTGAGCGTGACGAGGAGCCCCGCTCCTCCTGGGGGTCGCGGAAGAGCTCCTGGGGTAGCGGCAAGCCGAAAGCGAAGGCGAAGTCGCAGCCGGCCTATTCGAAGATCCCGAAGCGGCCCAAGGCGTCTGCTCCGCCTTCGATCGTCGGCGACGATGCCCTCGAAGAGGTTCGCGCCATCGTGCAGAAGGGCAAGCTCAAGGAGGGCGACGCGCTCGCGAAGCCGAAGGGCAAGCGCCGATCGGATCCCTGGGCCAAGGACCTGCCCCTGGGCATGGAGGCCGCGATAGGACGCCTCGGTGAGGTCTGGCAGCAAGCGCTCGATGCGCGCGGCAAGGACGAGGTGCAGAGCCCGTTCCGCACGGAGAAGGTGCGCTGGAAGACGGTAGAGCTCCTCGAGGCGTACGGCGAAGAACGCCTCGCCGGCGCGGTCCGTTACATGGTGCGCAACTGGGACATGTTGCGCGAAGCCAAGAAGTGGAAGTCGGTGTCGCCCTCGGTGATGGTGCTCTACTACTACGCCGACGACCTCGTGAACGAAGCGAAGCTCTACGCGGGCGCGCAAGACGCGATCGACACCTGGGAGGAGTGGCGCTCGAAGCACCCCGGGCGGCTCCGAGCCCCGGACGAGATTCAGAAGCCCTACATGGAGGCCCAGAAGCTGCGCCAGCAGATCGGGCTGTGACGGATCGGACGATCCAAGGAGACGGAATGGCAGAGGAGGGGATGAAGCTACTCAAGCTCGACAAGTCGCATCTCGAATACATGCGACTGCCGCCCCGGTTGTGGCGGGTCACACCGGACAAGATCCCGGAGAGCGTGCAGCCGGTCTTCCGGCGCTTCCTTCGAGACCTCGAGGAGCGCATGACGCACGGCCCGACGGTGCTCCTGATGGGGGACCCCTTCGTCGGCAAGTCGGCGATGGCGGCTCTCGCGTGCAAACGAGCTCGCCAATTGCGGAAGACGGTCCAGTTCTTCCGCCTCTGGGAGTACCGCGCTCTCCGCCGCAACAACGAACCCTTCGACATCGAGACTTCGATCGTGTCGCGTTGCATGGACGTGGAGCTCCTTGTGTTCGACGACCTCACCGAAGACGACGCCAACGATAGCTGGTACGGCTTGAAGGACCTCCTGGGTTTGATCCGCACGCGGTCGGATTCGCTCCTCACGACGATCATCACGACGCGCTTGTCGGAGCAATCCCCCGTGATCGCGCACATCGTCGACTCCGTGTCGCCGCTCTTCGCGCTTCACGTGGAAGGCCCCTCTCAGCAGGACTGGATGGAGGAGGACTGATGGCGTACGTCGAATTTGTGTCGAAGCTCGTCCACGAGGGGCGCGAGGCGGTCTACAAGGCGGCCTCGGCAGGGATCGAACCCGACCACCTCGGTCAACAGCAGGCGAAGGACCTCTACAGCTACCTCCTCGAGTACATCAAGCAGTACGACGACTTCCCGACAGTGGCGACGATCGAGGGCTACCTCGGCATCGCCGTTCCTCCTCCGCCCCCCGAGCCTCTCGACTTCTGGATCGACCGCATCCAGGAGTTTCGGGTCCTCTCGGTTCTGCTCAAGCACGACGAGAAGATGGGCGACGCGGTCCAGCGCCGCCACGCGGGGGACGGCGTCGAGATCCTCGAAACGACCCAACGCCTCCTGCGAGAGCAGCACCTGGTGGTCGGTCGCGTCGCGGACCTCTTCGGCAACGTGCATGGCGCATGGCAGCGCTACAACGACATCAAGCAGGGCAAGCAGGGCGTCCCCTTCCCGTGGCCGAGCATGACGAATGAGACGCTCGGCATGTGGCCGAAGGATCTCATCCTCGTCGTTGCCAGGACGGGCGTCGGTAAGTGCGTGGATGGCGATACGGAGCTCATGGACCCGAAATCCGGATTGGTTCGGAAGATCCGGCATGTCGTCAGGGACCACTATAGCGGGGCAGATCGGATGCCGCGCTGCCCGTCTCCGTTCGATAGGATTCAGAGCTGGTCGAAGGACGAGGGGCGCCTAGTCAGGGCGTCGATCGCCGCGAAGGTGGACACCGGGGTGAAGGAGTGCCTCGAATTCGTTTTAGCGAGCGGCAAGAGCGTGGTGGTGACCCCGGAGCATCCCTTCATTCTCCCGGACGGATGGCGTCGAGCAGATGAAGTCCGCATAGGCGAGACAGTTGGTACTCCGTGCCATGTCGGCTTCCCGGAGGCCCCCATTGAGATGCCGAGTGCGGAGCTCGACCTGTTGGCGGTCATGCTCGCAGACGGTAGTTGCACCGGGCATCACGTGTCTTTCACGAAGCACGATCCGGAGATTGTTCGTATCGCTGGCGAAGCCGCAGATGAGATCGGAGCTTCCACGGTACGCGTTCGCTCCCACGAGTACGCCTTCACTGGTACTGGTGAATCGAAGGGGAAGGTCAATCCAGTTCGCCAGCTTCTACGAGCGCACGGCGTGGACAAGACCCTGTCGAAGAACAAGCACATTCCGGAGGCGGTCTTCCGGCTCGACCGAGACCAACTCGCCCGCTTCTTGTCTGTGTTCTGGATGTGCGATGGGTACGTGGACAACGGTCCGGGTATTGTGCTCGCGAGCGAGCGGATGTTGCGGCAGATCGCGCATCTGTTGCTCCGTTTCGGTATCCGATGCTCCGTGCATCACAAGCCGACGCGTCTGAAGGGGGCGTTGTTCGACGCGTGGCGGCTTCGTGTGTACTCCGACTGCTGGGAGACCTTTGCGGGCGAGATCGCTCTGTGGGGGAACAAGCGCAAGCGAATGCAGGAGCTGTTGCGGCGCGGTCGTAACGCGAACGTGGGGAGTCCTCGGGTCTGGGACGGGGTGCGAATCCGACGCTACAAGCGCTGCCAGCGGCACGAGAAAGGCGTGCGGGGGTCAGAAGCTTGGTGGTGGGACTCCGGTCTGTTCTGGGATCCTGTCGAAGAGATCCGGCATGCTGGAGAGCGACGCGTCTTCGACCTTACCGTACCGGTGTCCGAGTGCTTCGTCGCCAACGACATCGTCGTGCACAACACATGGACGTTGATTCTGATGGCGCTCACCGCGTGGAAGGCCGGACACAAGGTCCTCTTCGCCACCACGGAGATGTCGCAGGACACGCTCATGCAGCGGTTCCTCGCCGTCCACCTTCGGCTGCCGTACAGGATGCTGCGGCAGGGCAAGCTCCCCATGGTGGACGAGGTGCGTTTCGAGAATTCGCTCAACGAGCTGCAGGCGTCGGAGGGCCTCTACATCATTGGCGGCCACTTCGACTTCCGTGTCGAGTCCGTCGATGCCGCCATCGAGGAGTGCCGCCCGGATCTCGTGATCCTCGACGGTGCCTACCTGTTGAAGGTGCCCGGCAAGACCCGGACGGAGCGCATGGCGGAGGCTTTCAATGAGTTGAAGCGCCTCGCGATGAGCCACGAGGTCCCGCTCGTTACCACGACCCAGTTCAACCGTGAGGCGAAGAAGGGCAAGGCACAAACGAGCGTCCTTGAGAACATCGGCCTCTCCGACGTCGGCGGTTGGAACGCGGACCTCGCTTTCGCGCTCACGGCGACCGAGGAGATGGAGAAGGCACACGCGATGGGCGTCGTGATGATGAAGGGCCGCGAGGTGAAGATCGAGCCCTTCGAGGTGAACTGGGACTTCGACCTTATGGACTTCTCGGAGAAGACCGACGATCAGGGAGTCGACCTCGGCCCCGACGACGACCCGATTTTCTAGGAGCTCTTCATGGACAGGGCGCTCGCCTTTGTTGACCCCCTCCCGATGGCGCTTCAGTACGTCGAGCTGGGCTGGCATCCGATCCCTCTCTGTTGGCCGGACATCTTTGGGGAGTGCGCCTGTGGGCGCGGACACGGCGAGCACAGCATCGGGAAGGCCCCTCTGACGCGCTACGGGTATCAGGACCTCCGGGTGGACGAGGCGATGGTTCGGCGGTGGTGGAAGTGGAAGCCGAGCGCCAACATCGGCCTTCTGCTCGAGCCCTCCGAGCTCGTCGTGGTAGACCTCGACGGCCCTGCCGCTCTCGAAGAGGCCGAGGCCCTCGGATTGCCCGACACGCTGCGCGTCAGCACGGGCAAGGGGTGGCACTACTACTACCAGCGCCCCAAGGATTGCGCGGCGGGACGCGCCACGCAGAAGGGCGAGTCGCGGCTGATCGACATCCTCGCCAAGGGCTACGTAGTAGCTCCCCCCTCGGTCCACGTCTCGGGCCGCGTCTACGTCTGGAATGCGGCTGCGCGAGCCAAGTTGGCGCCAGCCCCCGCGTGGGCGCTCGATTTCTTGCCGAAGCCGTCGTGGATGCTCCGCAAGGGCTTCAAGCCGCCGAGCAATCGCTTCAACGAGGGCGAGGCCGACGTGAGCACCGTCCGTGCCGCGATCCGCCACCTTGAGCCCGAGGACTACGACCTCTGGTTGCATGTCGGCTTCGCGCTCCAGACCTGGGACGACGTCGGCAACGGCCACGGTGAAGGCTTCCGAATGTGGGACGAGTGGTCGCGCTACTCGAGCAAGTACCCCGGGACCAAAGAGCTCCAACGGAAGTGGGCTTCCTTCCGCAAGCGCGGTGGCGGCAAGGGCCTCGGAACGCTCTTCGACCTCGCCAAGAAAGCAGGGTGGGCACCCGAGCGTATCGCGGCGTCTCCCGCTTCCTCCGTGGGCGCATGGCGTAGTACGTTGACCGCTTGACGATAGCCTCGCATCGTGTTAGAAACGTGGCGTATTCAGGGTCGAGGGTCTTGATGGACGGGATTCGATGGACGGGATTCTCGCAACGACACGCGGAGGAAGCGTGAGCCAGCGTGTGCTGTTCGATTCCTGCCATCCGGACTACTACGAGCTATCTGGTGTGAGGCATTGGCGTCGTGCGCGACGAGGCAAGTTCGACCCCATCGGGGCCGCTCTTGCGGATCGGCACTACTCGCGCCGCACACCTGGTTCTCCGCAATTCATGCCTCCCGGGCAAACTCTCGTCCTTGTGACGAGAGAGCTCGACGCGGTATGGGGCTGGTGGCGTCCTCACCCGCGCAGCGGGCTGCAGGCGATGAACGGGTTGGATGGATGGACGTGCACGATCTTCCGCAACGAGGGCAAGCTGCTGTCGAGCGAGCTGATCCTCGACGCCGAGATCGCTCTTGCGGGGATTCATCCGGACGACTGCGGGCCGGACGGCATGATGACGTATGTCTGGTGCTCGAAGGTGAGCAGTACGAACCCCGGGTACTGCTACCAGCGAGCCGGCTGGAGTAAGGTCGGTTGGTGCAGTAAGAGGCAGAAGCGCCTCTTGATGAAGCCGTTCGGGCTGGCAGGGAAACGCCCGGAAGAAGACAAGACGGACTGACGGCATAGCGCCGAGCCGGGGCAAGGCGGGCTCCGGGATACAAACACCCCGCTGATACGAGGAGAACGACATGAGCTGGATGTTGGACGCGAAAGAAGCAGCGGCACGCGACAAGCGACGTATCGATCGACGCAATCGCCCCGACCGCTGGTGGATTCGCAAGGGCGACACGCAGCGCATCGTCCTGATCGACGATGACCCGCAGCCTGTGTACGAGCACAACCCGAACCTCGCCGGGGGCTGGAAGAACCACTTCTCCTGCCCCAACGAGCCGGACTCGCCGTGCTGCAAGAAGCTCGGCCGCGGCTACGACAAGCGACGGGGCTACGGGCGCTGGACGCGCTACTTCTACACCATGGTCGACATGCGAAAGTGGACCGACGGTGGGGGGCGCACCCGCGAGTACGAGATGAAGTTTCTCGCGGCGTACTACAACAGCTACGAACGCATCGAGACCAAGCGCAAGCGCGTGGGCGGCCTCGCGGGATGGGTGATCGAGGTCCATCGCGACGAGAAGCGGAACGACCCCGACATCGGTGGTGAGCACGACCCCATCAAGGAGGTCGAGGACCACGAGGGGCTCTTCAACGTGGCCACCTACAACCGACGGAAGATATCGGCCATGTACGACGAGGCCGAGGCGAGCCCCGAGAAGATGGTCGAGCTGCAGAAGACCTTCCAAGTCGAATTCGACGACGACGGGAAGCTCGTGCGCAGAGTCCCGGCCTTCAACTACGCCACCTTCCTCGCTCCTCCCTCCAACGAGGAGATCGAGGACATGCTCATCACCATGGTGGGCGGGAGTAAAGGCGGCGGCGCCGGCCGCTCCAGCGACATGGCCGAAGAGGACATCCCATTTTGATGCCCTCGCTCGGGGCTAGCTCCCCGGGTTCAGGGCACACCTTCTGAGGAGACGGATATGATTCCGAAGGACGTGATCTTGAAGCTCGGGGAGCAGAAGCTCCTGGCGCACGTCGCGCACGACGGCGAGGTCCACCAGGTGGACTACGGTTGGCACGAGAAAGAGCCCAGTGATATGCCGCCACGGAGTTGGTTCGATTCCGTTTGCGGCGAAGTCGACTACGTGCTCGCGGAGCGATTGCGCGTCTCGAAGGGCGGCATCCCGAAAGATGTCGTGGGCTAAGGCCCGCTCATGAAGGTACGCCTCGATTCGATGGCCTGGCTCGATCGCAAGGCCCTCAACTTCGCCAAGATCGTCCGGCTCGAGCGGGAACTCACGCTCCAGCAGCGGAAGTTGCACCCACAGGCAGAGCCGCAGACGCTTCGCCTCTGGGAGTCGGAGCCCGATGTCTTCGGAGTCCCTCGTGCGTACTTCCTCGAGCGAGCTCGACTGGCGCACCAGGTTGAGGACCGGACGACTCGGGGGCAAGATTTGGGGAAGCCCATCGCCTTCGAGGGCCAGCTTCGACCCGGCCAGCTCTTGGCCTTCCGCGCGGTGATGCCGCAACTCGAGAAGGGGTACGGCGGTGTGGTCCGAGCTCCGACCGGATGGGGCAAGACCGTGTGGGCTTGCGCGGTGGTCGCCGAACTCGGTGTGCCCGCCCTAGTGTTCGTGCAGCGCGAGTCGCTCACCGAGCAATGGGTGGAGCGCCTCGAGCAATTCCTGCCCGATGCCCGCATCGGAGTCGTGCAGGGAGACCGTTGCGACCATACAGGCTTTCACGTCTCGGTCGCGATGATGCAGTCGGTCTCGCAGCGCGACAACTATCCGCAGACGCTCTACGACTGGCCCGGACTCCTGATCTTCGACGAGGTCCATCGGCTTGCGGCCCCGACCTTCTCGCAGATCCCTCCGCGCTTCCCCGCGCGGTGGCGGTTGGGCCTTTCGGCCACGCCGCGTCGGGCGGACGGCACGGAGGACGCCTTCTTCTTCCACCTGGGGGGCATGTTGCACTCGGCCTTCCAGGCGAAGTTGACGCCGAAAGTGAAGCGCGTGTGGACGAGGTTCCGGTTGCCCCCGATGAAGGGGCTCAACGAGAGGGACATCAGTGAGGCGCTCCTTCTGCGCTTCCTTTGTACGAACCCTCGTCGCAACGCCATCATCGTCGACCAGCTCGTTCGCGCTGTGGCGGCCGGCAGGCGCTGCCTGGTGCTATCGAAGCGGCTTCAACACCTCGACGACCTCGAGGAACTCTTCCAGGCCGAGTACATCAAGAGCGATTGCCCCCCGACGACGGGCTTCTGCATCGGAGGGGTGCGCGGCGAGAAGCTGGCCAAAGCGAAGCAGGCGCAGGTGATCTTCGCGACGTACTCGTTCGCCGGCGAGGGCTTCGATGTGCCGGAGCTCGACACGCTTGTCATGGCGACGCCGATCTACGATTCGGAGCAGCCGGTGGGGCGGATCCTGCGCGAGCACGAGGGCAAGAAGCACCCCATCGTGGTGGACCTTCGGGACGACCACATCGGGCTCTGTGAGCGATGGGGGCGCAAGCGCGACGAATTCTACGAATCGTTGCGGCAGGCAGAGATCGGGGCGGCTTGACAATCGCGCTCTAATATATTAGACAAGGGGCAGGAGGTAGCCATGTCCGACACAGGATGGACATTTTCGAAGTGGTGGGAGGAGAACAAGGAGCAGCGCAATCTCGAACGTCGACAGCGCTATGCAAAGAACCCCGTCTACCGGGAGAAGGTGCTCGACCAGAATCGCAAGCGTCGCGAGGTACAGCGTCGAGAGGCGGAGAAGCGCCGCAAGGAGGAGCACAAGGCGAAGAAGGCCTCTGTGCACCCCGGATTCGAGGAGCTTGAGAATGTGGAACTCGACGACGGGACCGTGTTCGAGGGCAAGCTCTACACGATCGGCGCGGTGGCGCACGCTATCAGACGGTCGGTGCAGACGGTGCGGATCTGGGAGAAGAAGGGCCTCATCGAGACCACGCCATACCGGCGAGCGAAGCGGGGCGATCGGCTTTACTCGTCGGACATGATCCTGGAGATCCGCAATCGCGTCGTCGACCTCGGGTACGTCAAGGCGGAAGAGCTTGAGGTCCTCTTGCCGAAGGCGTCGACAAAGTCGCAGGTCTTCCACCTGGAGGTCCGCTTCGCGGACGGCACGATGAAGCGGATGCGGCTCTATCGCATCGGCTACCTCGCGGATGTGCTCGACCGGTCGACCTCGGCGGTTCTTCGAATGGAGCGCAACGGCTACATCCCTGAGACGACGTTGCGGACATCCGGCAACCATCGGCTCTACAGCTTTGCGATGATTATGGCGGCGTCGGACGCGATGGACGAATTCTACGGTTCGGTGGCGAACGACGACTGGGACAAATTCCGGGAAGCTGTTACCGCTGCCTGGGAGGCTTCCGGTTGCCTCGGCGCCAGCGTTGTGGATCGGACGATCCGAACAGGAGACGGAGATGAAGAGGACTGAGCAGTCCGCGACAATCGAGGTGAAGCGGTCCTTCAGTGTGAGCGGTGATGAGGTTCATCGTGCTGATACGGACGAGACCATCGAGGTACATCACTTCGTGACGGAGCCCGCGCGTGTTGGTGTGAGCGCAGGCACGACCCTGAACATGGGCAACTACGAAGCCGTGCGCCTCGATGTGAGCGTGCAGGTCCCTTGCTACCACGAAGAGGTCGAACGGGCCTTCGAGTGGGCCAAGGCGTTCGCGAAGAACCGCCTCGCGAAAGAGTGTAAGGAAGCGCGGTCCTATCTGAAGTCCAAAATTGCATTCTGAGGTGCGCGTGATGCCGAGCATGGCAGACCTTCTAGGCAAGAGCCTTTCGGACAAGCTGATCGAGAAGTGCGGCGAAGGTGCAGTGCAGATCGCGTCGGATGCGCGCGCGAAGAACATGCCCCGCCTCAGCAGCGGATCGATGTGCTTCGATGCTGCGCTCGGAGGCGGCTTCACGATCGGCCGTTTTCATACCCTGTATGGGCCTCCGTCCGCCGCGAAGACGGCGACGGCTTTGAAGACGCTCGGTCTGGCGCAGAAGTGCTGCTCGGGCTGCTACTTGCCCCTGGAGGCCTGTACGTGCGGGAAACAGGAGCCGTCGCTAGTCGCTCTGATCTCGTCCGAGAACGACTGGGATCCGGAGTGGGCCGAGACGCTCGGTGTCGACATCGACCGCCTTGTGTTTTGTGAGCCGATCGTTGGCGAGATGGGGCTTGACGTTGCGGACGAACTCATTCGTTCCGGCAAGCTCGACCTCCTGGTGATCGACTCGATCGCGTTGTTGTCGCCGAAGCAGCTCATCGACGAATCGACCGGGAAGGACCTTCCGGGTGTGCACGCGCGCATGATGGGCAAGGGGTCGCGCAAGCTGACTGCTGCGCTCCTCTACTGCACCGCGGCTTTCGGCCGGCTTCCGACGCTCCTGTGCACGAATCAGACGCGCATCAATATCGGAGTCACGTTCGGCAACCCGGAGGTCAAGACGGGCGGCCAGGCGCCCCAGTTCGTCGCCAGCACCGAGACGCGCTTCTCGAAGGTCCTCTACGAGCCCCGCGTAGATCCGGAAGTTGCTTTGTGTCGCTTCAAGGTCACGAAGAACAAGACGGCGAGGGCCATGCGCGCCGGAGACTTCCGGTTGACCTTCGTTCCGGACGGCAAGGGGCACGCGAAGGGCGACTTCCACGACGGGAATTGGCCCGTGACGCAGCTCCGCAACCTCGGACTGCTCAAGAAGGAGGGCAAGGCATGGGTGGTCGCGGGAGAGGAATTCGCGAGGCAGAAGGACGCGATCACGAAGATGGGGACGGACTTGGGATTCTGGTACCGAGTGCGGGAGGTGATCTCGCGGACCCTTCAGGATCTGTAGCGCCCGACTCGGATCCGTGCCCCGCTTGTGGTGGTTCCCTTACCGCGCAGCCGGACCCTGTTTCGGTGATGAGCTTCCCGATGAAGTTTCTCTGGACGTGCGACGGATGCGATTACCAGGAGACGCGGTGAACTCCAAGGACGATACCGACCGCCGTCGCCGCAGGTCGAAGGCGACGAAGGGGCACGAAGACCGCATCGCGAGTCGCTTGGGCGGTCGACGGATCTCGGGCTCCGGGGCTGGCGCACTCTCGTCGTGGCAGCGGGCCTACGCTCGGATGCCGATGGTGGTCCTCAACGACGCGCATGAGGTGATGGTGGTGAAGACGAGAGGCAAGGTCGAGACGGCGAAGGGCGACATTGACGCCCCTGGGATGCACGTCGAGCACAAGCGCACCGAGAAGCGGTCGATCTCGTTGAAGCTAGAGTGGCTCGAGAAGGTGAGCGAGGGCGCCGATCGCATCGGGAAGGACCCCGCCGTTGTGATAACCTTCGAGGGTCCGAAGAGCCGCTACGGGAAGCATCGGTACTGCCGCCACCGCGACTGGGCTGTCGTTCCGATAGGGGTTCTTGAGCGCTTGCTGAAGGCCAAGCAATGAGCGACGGTGAACGCATCCTGGATGACGCTACTCCCGGGATCGGGAAGGCGAGGCCCTACTTCTACGAGACGCCCGAAGAGGGGGAGTTGAAGGCCTGCTTCATGTGCGTCACGTGCGAGGACATGTTCGAGTGGGCGGGTGATGCGTGGGAGTGCCCTGCGTGTGGCTATCGCCTGACTAGCCAAGCTGCGGTGGAGGTCCTTGATGCCCACTGCGGTGTGTTGCGCCGCTTGCGGGACTTCCTGCAGCCGCCACGAAGGAGATGGACTACATGGCTTCGAGAGCTCTTCTCACGGCGCCGACGCCGGGCTCTATCCGAGAACTCGTAGAACAGCACTACGTTCGCAAGGAGCCCAAGCCTCCCTTCACGGAGGACGAGTGGCTCCGTGCGTCCGGAATCGCGTATACGTGCCCGCGCGAGTACGTCTACCTGCATCGCAGCGGGATCAAGCGCATCGACGAGGTTGACGCCAACCTCCTGCTTTGCTTCCTGCACGGGACCTCGCTCCACTGGGGGCTCCAGAATCGCGTCTTGGCCGAGCTCGGACTCCTCCACGGGCGGTGGCGCTGCAAGCAATGCGGCTTCACCGTGGGGGGCCTCTCGAACGAGAGCTTCGAGGAGGTGCGCGCGTTGAGAGGGCTCCGTCGCGGCGAGCTGATCAAGCAGTCCGATCGCTTCCGGGAGCTCATGCGTGAGCAGGTGTCGACCGTTGTTCCGCGTCCCGAAGGGTGCGAGCAGTGCGGCTTTTCCGCAGACGACGAGTGGTCGAGCTTCGAGTACGAGGAGATGTGGTTCGGTATCCCGGACCTTCGTATCGGCGGCCACCCGGACGGCTTCCTCAAGGTGCCGTGGCGGGACGACCTTGGGCTCCTCGAGGTGAAGAGCATCAGCGATCACGGCGCCTTCAAGGTGCGCAACCGGCCCGACATCAAGCACACCGCGCAGCTCAACATCTACCTCGAAGCGACGGGAGTGGAGTGGGCCTGCGTGCTCTACTGGGCGAAGGGCACGTTCGGAACGAAGGCCCTCGTCGAGCACCATGTCGATCGTGACGAGAACCTCGTTGCCAGGATGCGCAAGGCGCTGACCTCCCTCTGGGAGGGGGTTGAGGGGGGTGCTCTGCCGGACCGCGTCTGCAAGAACAAGAGCGCGCCGCGTGCGCGCGAGTGTCCCTTTGTCGACCCCTGTTTCAACATTGCCGGGGAGGTCCCGTATTGAGCTTCAACAAGCCCATCGTGATTCGGGACAAGCTGCGCCTCTCCGTGCAGCCGAAGGCGTGCGGCATCTGCGGCGAAGTGCGAGCCCACTGGTTGCTCCAGACGGGCGAGGAGGCCTCGAGCGGTCCTGTGTGCTCGCTGTGTTACCTCTACGAGGAGACCGTGCACGGATACACGGACGCCTTTGCGGACTTCCTGAAGGCCGTTCGCATGCAATCCGGGCGTCCGATTGAGCTGGTCGACGGCAAGTTGACATCCGCGACGGAGGCGGACCTCGCGCTCTGCGCTCTGGTCACCACAAGTCGGATGTTCGAGGCGGAGGATGAGCGTGGTGGACTACCTTCTCGATAGCAAGCGTCTCGGTCAGCTTGGCCCCGTTCGGCTGGGCCAAGTCGTGCGTGAGGCGACGCGTCGTGGTGATGCGGGCGTGCAGTACGCTGCCTTCGTCGCGCTTGACGAGTGGTACGAGGGGCAGATGGAGCTCCTCATGGAGGCCGAGGTGCTCGGTCCGCCGATCGGCAAGGGGCGCCCGAAGAGCGTGCGCACGAAGGTCGGAGTGCGGAACTACACCCCGGCGACGACGGCCGCCTGGGAGCAGGCAGCGGCGATGGTCTTCCAAGCGGCGTGGGGCAAGGAGCAGTACTCCGGCCCCGCTGTGCTCCATGTCGAGGCGGTCTTCGACCGGCCGAAGGCGCTCCTTCGCAAGAAGGACCCGGAGGGGCGTTTCTGGAGGCCGAAGAAGCCAGATGCGGACAACGTGCTGAAGATCGTCGCGGATGCCATAGTGAAGGCCGCCGTGGTCGAGGACGACAGACAGATCGTCCGGTGGGCGATCCGGAGTTGCTACGCCGCCAAGGGTCACGGCTCCCTTGTAGCGGTGAAGCTGTTCAAGCTGTGAGAGGTGCAGATGCCGACGGAGATCCAGACGAGGCTGTTCTACCCCAGCGAACTAGAGGTTGGCTCCCGGGAATGGGCGGAGGACCTTCGTGTGAAGGCCGTCGCATTGAAGCGGGACCTCGATCGGGGCTTCCTTGAACTCGGTCGTATCCTCTACACCTTCTACGACGTCCCGGTCGGCAACGACCCGATCAACGAGCCGGTGTGCACGTACTGGGGCTACAAGAACGTGGAACAGTTCGCCTGGAACGAACTCGGAATTCAGCCGCGGAAGTGCCGCTTCCTCCGGAAGATATTCTACACGATGGAGGTGGAGCTCGCGGACGTGGACCCCGAGCTGAAGGACGCCGTCCTGTCTCTCGGATACTCGAAGGTTCGGGAGCTCGTCGGTGTGCTCACGCCTTACAACATCGAGGCCTGGGCGGAACGCGGGCGCGATTGTAAGTACGAGGAGCTCTCTCGCGCGATCCAGAAGTACCGTGCCATGTGCAAGGCCGCGGAAGAGGACGCGCAGCAGGCCGCCAAGGAGGAGGGCGGTAGCGATGTGGAGCACTACATCGAGCCCGAGGTGGCGGAGGTGGATGAGGCTCACTGGGAGCGCTTCTGCCTCTTCGACGACCAGAAGGCCATGGTGGACTACGCGCTCCAGTGCGCGTCGACCATCGCAAAGAGCGAGAAGAAGGGCCATCTCCTGACCCTGATCTGCATGGACTACCTCGCCACGAACGGCGCGACCCCTCCTGGCACGGATGAATTCAAGGCCTACGTGGCCAACCTCGAGCGCCTTCTCGGTGTCCGCATGGTGGTCTTCGAGCGCGTCGCCGGACAGTTCGACGTGCTCTACGGCGCGCAGACGCTGCAGGACGTGGCGCACTCAATGGAGGACGACGACGATGAGCGAGATGACAATCGACGGGAGGGTCACCTTTCCGGTTCTGCCTGAGATCATCGACGGGCAGCTACAGAACAGCATCGAGATCCTGAAGGGGTGGCGGCAGCGGCTGGCTACCCTGCAGCCTGCGGGCTTCCACTTCTCGGATCCAGACCAGTACGAGGAATTCGTCGCTCGCATCAACGCGGAGCTCACGATCGTTTCCTCGATGTTGGACACCTTGTCCGCAGTGCTCTTGGAGGTGTGATGACCGCAGAATTCGAGCAGACCTATCTCCCCATCGACCAGCTCCAGCCGAACGACTGGAATGCGCAGTCGATGGACGATGTGACCTTCGACCGCCTGGTCGAGGAGATCCGGGGTGCCGAGGAGGGCGGCGTCGGCTTCATCTCGCCGGTCACCGTGGTGGACCTCGGCAATGACACGTACCGCATCCTCGGCGGAGAGCACCGATGGCGTGCCGCTCGCGTGGCGGGCCTCAAGCGGATTCCTGCGCTCGTGTTGCCGCTCGACGACTGGGATGAGGACCAGCAGAAGTTCGTCACCGTCCGGCTCAACATCCTGAGCGGTAAGCTCGACCCCGAGCGCTTCATCGGCCTCTACAACGAGATGGTCGACAAGTACGGCGAGGAACCCCTCCAGGAGCTCTTCGCGTTCACGGACGAGCAGGCCTTCAAGCGCATCGTCGGTCAGATGACGCAGGATGTGAAGAAGACCCTGCCGAAGAAGTTGAGCGACGAATTCACGGAGAAGGCCTCGAAGGCGAAGTCCGTTGACGACCTGGCAGGCATCGTCCAGGACATGTTCAACCGCTACGGCGACACCGTCGACCAGAGCTACATGATCTTCGTCTACGGGAAGCAACGGCACATCTACATCAAGCTCGATCGGCAGGGCCGCCGTGCGATGGACCGTGTCTTTCAGTACTGCGCGGAGACTGCGGTCGACATCAACGACTTCATGGCGCCCATCGTCACGGAGCTGGCCAGGAGGGCGGAAAAGCAGCTCGGCGCGGCCAAGAAAGCCGAGGAGGAGCGAGCTCAGGAGGACGACATCGCCTTCTGAGGCTCGGTCTTGCCGTCGCGCTTTCGGGGGGATACGCTACAGCGTGTCGGAAGCTACGAGCCCCGCTTACTTTCCTCGAGAGCAGTCGCATGGCCTCCTACTACAAGTGCACGCCGAATCGGCTCTTCTGCTTCAAGTGGTCGAAGAAGGACCCGACGAAGGTTCAGCCGGTCTACATCACTCACGACAAGATTGGGGAGCATTACCCGCTCCTCATCGACCCGCCAGCCGATTCGAAGTGGGCGGAGAAAATCAAGGGCAAGGTCCCTCCTGGGTACCAAGGGCCGCAGGACTTGCAACCGACCTCTGGGAAGATCGAGATCGAGTCGTCGTCGCCGAACGAGCTCGCGTCTACGCTCCACAAAGGCGTCAAGGCCGGCAAGACCTTCGGTCCGCAGGACCTGGTCAACACCATGTCCGGTCAGGGCTTCGACGTGGAAGCTGCGGCGGAGAAGTTCGGTGGCCTCGCCAGTGCCCTCGAGAAGGCTTTCGGGAAGGAGTGGAAGGCCGATTACGCGAAGGCTCTCGAGGACGGCTTGAAGCCGACGTCACTCGGTGTCGGCGAGGTTCCTCCCTCGAAGACCGAGCCAGAACCGGAAGGGCCGCCGGACCCCGAGGTGGTGGCGTCGAAGGTTCTCCCTTCGGAAGCGCAAGTGCTTGTTCTGGGCATCGACAACAAGGGCATCGACAACCTCAGTGCGGAGGACGAGAAGAAGGCGAAGGCGGCCTTCGGCAAGGATTGGGAGCAGCGCTACCACGCGGCCAAGGCCACGATCCTCGCCGGGCAGTTGGTGCCGCTCACGGCGACGCCGAACGATGTTATCCCGCTTGAGGCCGTCAAGGCGGCACGCGATCAGTTCATGGAGATCACGGGCTACGACAAGAAGGCTGCGCATCACTTCCTGAAGACGGCCTGGCGCATGTCGCAGCCCCCGTGGCAGGACGTGAAGAAGTCGCTCTTCAACGGACTCGTGAGTGCGCACAAGCACCAAGAGAACGAGCACGGCATCCTTCCCATCCCGGAGTACCCCGCGAAGGAGATCGAAGTCGAGCCCGCGAGTACCGTTCCGGATCCTGGCACCGATCCGGACGACGACGTGGATGTCGGGCCTGAAGCAGCTTCGCTGACGGGCTTCTCTGGCGAGGCGAAGATCCTCTTCGACTTCACGAACGATGTCGGCTTCTCGGCGCTCGACGAAGAGGACGACGAGGAACTCGGGGAGGCCCTCGGAGGGGGTTGGAAGAACCAGGCAGGCGCGCTCAACTTCGCGTTTGACGCGTATGCGGGCGTGGAGTCCGATGCGCTGGCGGAGAAGTACGGCGTCGAGCACGACGACATCATGAAGATGTTCGACCTGCTCGGGTCCGTGGCGGACAACACGCAGAACGCCGAGGGCGACTTCTACGCCTCTTTCTCCGACGCCACGAACGGTAAGTACGACTCGCTCGCCGGCTTGGCCTCGCTTGAGCCTGGAGTCGACAAGCTCGAGAATCTGCCCGAGGAAGCGGGCATCCTTCTCGACACGGTCGACGAGCTCGGCGGTATCAAGGCGGTCTGGGACGACCCGGAAGCGGACGAGCTCTTCTCGGAGCATTTCGGCGAAGACTGGAAGTACATGGCGGCGGGGCTCGCCATGGGCAAGGACCTCGTCGATACGATTGTTCCTGGTGCGGGGCAGGCGGCCTTGCAGACGGCTTTCCAGCAGAAAGCGGACGAGTACGGAATCACGAAGGACCAGGCGGTGATGGTATACGCCACTGCCATCAATATCGAGGGTGGGCACGCACAAGGCACGGTCGAGGCGCTCACTGCCTACTTCAAGAAGGGGTGGGAGGATGCACACCCGGACAAGGAGAAGGCCTTCCTCACGTCGCTCAAGCAGGGCGTGGTGGTTCCGATTTCTGCGGGCGGTGCGTTCTCGGCGGTCTACGCGGCTCGCGCGGAGTCCTTCACCGGGCTGGACGGCGGCAAGAAGGCGATGCTCCCGAGCACTCGAGAGCAGCTCAAGAACCACGGCGTGGACCTCACCACCTCGGAGGGCCGCTCGAAGTTTGCGGCGTTCGGGTTGCTCGATCGCGTTCGCATCAAGGGGCTCGGGGCCAACGCTTCGGATGCGGCCCGCAAGGCGATGTGGTCGGACCCGAAGAAACTGATCGACGACGAATCGCTTCGTCGTTCGGGGCTCCCTGTGGATGACGAACTCCGCGAGGGGCTTCACGCCGCGATCAAGGGGATTCTTTCGACGCCAGACCAGACGACGAAGAATGCGGAACTCAATGGGTTGATGAATCTCGTCCGGGTGAAGCGGCAGGAGTACAGTCTAGCGTTGGCCGAGGGAGTCGTTTCGGACCTGGCTGCGGATTCTGGCCACGAGGCCCACAAGATTGTGGAGCGCATGAAGGCAGCGGGCGGTGATCCCCTCCAGGTGGATACTTCGGGGCTCTCCCTGAACTGGATGGACACCTACGAGGGACTCGCGATTGCGGGTTTGATGCAGAAGGAGGTGCCGTACGCCGTTCCGTCATCGGTCTCCACGTACAACCGGAAGATCGCTGCGGAGGCTCTCTTCACCGTGTCGCAGCAGGTCGCCTTGTTGTCCCGTTCGGCGTACAAATTCAAGAAGGCGGCAGGGGTCGCGAATGCGGGTTTGTACGCGGAGTACTTCTCGAGTCGGGCTCTGGACCTGAAGACAGGGCAGTTCTTCGGATCCGTTTCTTCGTCCACGCTCAAGAAGTACGCAGAGGCCGCGATCATCAAGGGGCTGCCGGAGAAGTACCAGGACGCGGCGTACTTGGCGGCTTACTTCGACCCGAAGACGGGGACTTTCTCGGGAGGGGTCACCACCGAGCAGGAAATGGTGGACGAACTCGGTGAGGACTGGAAGCTTCTGATCACGGGGGCTTCTTTGGCGGTGCAGCTCAAAGCGGCCGTGGTCGCTGCGGAGGTCATGTCGGCGGGGTCGACATCGATGGCCAACTGGCTTCCGTCGTTGAAGAGCCAGATCAAGCACGCCTTCGGGCTGAAGACGCTGTGCTCCATCAACGGCATGATGCAGGCGGCCAAGAACGGCCAGGTGTCCGTGGTGATGGCCAAATACAAGAAGGCCAAGAAGGTCCCGAGCCACTACATGGCCGCCCTCCCCACGTCGCAGCCTGCTGCGGGAGCGGCGTCTACGACTCCGGCGAGTACTCCGGCACCTGTTCCCCCCGTCGGCTTCAAGATCCCAGATATCCCCCCAGCCTCCGCACTCACCCTTGGTGGGAGTGCTACCGAGCTCGGCGGTATCAAGGCGAAGCAGTACGCGACGGACGCGAACCAGAACAAGTACCTTTTCAAGCCAGAGAAGGTGAAGGGCCTCGCGTCCCAAGCGGTGTCGGATTTGAGCTCCCTGCTCATGACTCCCGGGCAGTTCGTGCCGGTGAAGGTGTGTACGATCGGGGGCAAGGTGGGGGCCGTCCAGCCCATGATCGCGAACATGGGCCAGGTGCACTCGGTCGGCAGCTCCGGCATGACGATGCCGCAGACACCGATCCTGCAGATGAGCCAGGACCAGCTCAACGACCTGCTTCGTGAGCGCGTGCTGGACTGGGCTGTCGGGAACCAGGACACGAAGCCCGACAACTTCCTGAAGGCGGGCAACGGCAAGATCATCGGGATCGATAAGGAGCAGGCCTTCAAGTACATCCAGAGCGCGAAGCTCGAGGTGGGTGCGCAGTGCGCCCCGAACCCGACGATCTCGCTCTACGACAAGCTCTTCTCCCTCTACACGAAGGGCAAGATCGACCTCGACTTCAACAAGGCGATGCTGCCCTACATCAAGCGCGTCGAGAACATCCCCAACTCGAAGTGGATGGAGGCGGTCGACCCCTACATCGATGCGTGGGCCTCTTCGGCCGGTTGGACTTCGTCGGCCAAGCAGAGCTTCCGGGCTGCGGTACTCGCGAGGAAGAACGGCATCCGTGCGGACTTCGAGAGCTTCATCACGAAGCTCCGCAATGAACGTGGTATCTCTGGCGCGTTCAAGTTCGAGGAGGGGACCGCGCCGTCGATGGGGACTTCGACCTCTTCTCTTCCGGTGCCGGCGATCCAGGACCTCATTCCGACTCAAGCCCCGAGTGCAGGAGCTACGCTCCCTGGCGCGGAATTCTACGAGGACGCTCAGGGCAATCGCTGGATGTACACGCCCTCCAAGGGGAAGACCGTGCACGCGTCGCTCGCGGGCGCGACGGCGTCGTGGATGGCCAAGAGGGTCAAGGACGCGTGCCCCAACGTCGGTTCCGTGCAACGCATGAAGGGTGGCAAGCTCGAGACGGGAACGTTGGCGCCCTGGTTCGAGGACACGAAGGGGAGCCTAGAGAGCAAGTCCCCTGCAGACCTCACCGAGCAACAGCGCGTCGACATCGGTGCGGAGCACGTAGCGGACTGGTGCATGGGTCAGAGCAACACGCATGCGGGCAACCTGATGGAACTCGAGGATGGCAGCATCATCGGGATCGACAAGGGGCTCGGGTGGCAGAACATGCAGACCGGCACGGAGTGCCTGGATGTCGACTGGTCGCCTCCCGGGTCGACGAAGCCCTCCTACTATTCGAAGTTCTGGAAGGACTGGACGGACGGCAAGTTCGACTTCGATGCGAAGAAGCTGGCTTCCGCAGTAGAGAGCGTCGAGAAGGTTGACGCGGCGGAATTCACTGCCAAGATCCGCCCCTTTGCGGAGGCGCTCCATCCTGGGAACAAAGCGAAGCAGGAGACCTTCATGCAGGCCGCGCGAGCTCGCAAGAACGGCATCCGGCGAGACTTCGAGGTCTTCCTCACGGGGTTGCACCGCAAGCGCTACGGGACGCAGGACGGCGTCTTCTCGTTCAAGAAGGGGTGGGTGTCCGGGACTTCGTCGTCGCCGCAGTCGCAGACCTACACGCAGACCTACTCGTCCCCCGACTTCCTCTCGGTCAAGACGAACGGCGGCTACGTGAAGCCCTTCACGGGAGACGCGTCGAAGCTGATGATCAAGGTGCCGCAGTCGGCGACGGCGGAGGCGCAGTTGAAGGCGACCCTCGACGAGATCGGCGTCACCCCGGTGGGCGATTTCATCTCCGGGCAGTACAACGTGGTGGTCCCCGTGAACAAAGCGGACTGGGATGCCGCGAGCGTGACGACCACGGAGGTGGTTACTTCTTCGTCGAATGCACCGCCTATTCTCCCGCATCCAGGCAAGCCGGAGTACGTGGCGAAGAATCCGCCGGCCCGATCGGTGCCGGGCAACATGGACGACCTCGACAAGCTGATCGGAGACAACACGGACTGGGTCAATATCGGCTGGGGCGGCGTCGCGCTGACGGGCGATTCGGACGTGGTGAAGAACCAGACCATGCGGGTCCGGAAGTGCCTCGACCAGAGCGGCAAGCCCTACTACGCGGTGGACTTCCGTCTGCGTGACGGAGTGCAGCTCTCGGCCCCAAGCAAGACGCACGCAGTGTGGACGAGCCCCCTGTCGGACTTCGACGAGGCCACTGGCGAATTCAAGGACAAGAGTGGTTCTCTCAAGCGCCTGCATTCGACCGCTCGCAAATGGAAGGTCGGCAACAGCGAGGCGTACGTGCTCGGCAAGAGCGCGAAGGTCTCGACGAGTGCGTCGTGGACGAACGCTCCGAAGGATGGTTCGGGTGCTGAGTTGGGCAACAACCATGCGTGCGTCAACAAGGTCCGGATGCAGCTTCGTTTGAAGCAGGGCGAGTCCTTCAGTGATGCGCTCGGCAAGATGCTCACCAAGATGGGCGGTGCGAACTTCCGCAAGAAGGTGATGCGCAATCCGACTGAGGAGGAGCTCGAGAAGCATCGTTTGATGGGCATGCTGTGGGCGTACTCCCCGCAGGAGTCGGAGAAGCTGAAGGCTTCGGATGAGACCGTCTCTGGGCTCAAGGCGCGCTTGCTCGCGAAGGGGGTCACGGAGAAGCAACTCAGTCGCGTTGAGCAGGCCGAGATCGCGGATGGGATCACGGGCCTGGTCGAGCGAGGCCGCTGGCGAGATGTGAAGGACTCGAGCGGGAAGCCGGCGTTGCGCTTCTTCTCGTGGTCGCTCAAGAGCTCTGCGGCTCACCATGTCGCGAACATCCTTCAGAGCGGTATGAAAGGCCCGAACGGACGAATCTTCGGCGGACTCAGTGCGGCGGGGGAGTCCGTTGAGGGCGATCTGAATTCGGGCGGTGCGGACAGGATCACGATGCGGTCTCATTGCTCCCCGCATGACGACGTGAGCGTGTCTGGGTACGGCGGCATCGGCGGTGGGACTAGCCACGCGATTCAGTTCGTGATCGCTCCCGACCTTGCGGACCGGTTGGACCTGGTCCAGGTGACCCACGATACGTACGGAAAGACCACAGTGAGTCCGTCCTCCCTCAACGCTACTCCGGATTCGAGTAGCTGGTCGAGACGCGAACCTCTCCCGAAGGGGTTGATGCGGGTCGCGAATCAGTCGGCCAACACGAGTGCGGAGGTGGTCGTCGGGCAGTCGCTCGGGGCGAACTACATCTGCCGTGTGAACATCAAGCCGACTGCGTACGATGCGCAGGGTGTCCGGAAGCAGGTCATCAAGACCCTGCGCGATGCGGGGATGGAAGAAGTAAACGGCGTTCCGGTCGAGGACTTCGTGGTCATCGAAGGGACCGTGAAGGGCGTCTACGACAAGTACGTCAAGCCGATGGGGTACTCCTGATGCGACTCGAGCCGAACAAAGCCTATATTGCCCGTGGGGTCGAGGAGGATGGTGGTGTCCTCTTCCACGGTGTGGCCCTTGATGTGCGGGAGGTGGAGGTCGAAGGCTATCCGCATGCCTACCAGTTCATGATCAACTCCTACCTCTCTCCTGGCTTCGAAGTGCTTGGCGATTACGAGGAGTCCGGGGTGGCACAGGCGGTGTTCTTCGAGAAGAGGAACGGCCGTCGATGGACCTTCGAACCGCTCACCCGCGTTTCGCTCGCAGCGGCGGCCGAGTACGTGGGCGCTGCGGCAGAGCTGATTGCCGCGTGCCCCACGGACGAGATCCTCGTGGCGTACTTTTTCGCCGAGTTCGGAGGTGACTGACCTTGACGAGCGCGCGGCGACTGGGTACGCTCGCCTCCTTGACGAGGGGGTGAGGATTGCAGCACGACCGCATCTATCAAAGCGTCTACATCACGGACCCAGGCGACCTCGATATCGTCGCGTCTGCGTGCCGGAGTTCGAAGACGATCGGGCTCGACCTCGAGACCACGAGCTTCGACCCGCGGCTCGGCAAGCCGCGGCTGTTGTCTTTGAATCCGGACGCGTCTCCGGACATTTTCGTGGTGGACCTCTTCCGCGTGGGCGGCATGGGTCCGATTCGTGAGGAGCTCCACAACCCGGATGCGGAGGTGCGCGGGCGCCCCATAGTGGTGGGGCAGAACCTGAAGTTCGACCAGAAGTGGCTCCTGCACCACTTCGATGTAGCTCTGTGGCCGATCTTCGATACGTATCGCGCGTCGAAGCTCCTGCACAACGGCCGCAAGGCGGGCCACAAGCTCGAAGAACTCTACCAGCGCGAGCTGGACACCGACACGAAGGTGCCGGCCATGGGCGGTTCGGATTGGGGCGCGGAGGAGCTCTCCGGGGTCCAGCTCGACTACGCCACGGAGGACGTCTTCTTCCTTCCGATGCTGCGCGACAAGCTGCGGCCCAAGCTCGGCGACAAGGGACTCAACAAGGTCGCGCTCCTCGAGTTTCAGGCGGTATTGCCCGAGGCGAGCATGGAGCTCAACGGCTTTCGTATCGACCGGGAGAAGTGGCTGGCGCTTTCTAACGCGAACTGGGTGAAGGCGCAGCGGCTTCGGGATGAGCTCCTCGAAGAGCTTCCGCATCCAGACGGCCAGGTGGGTCTGTTCGGTGGAGCGCCGTGGAATCTGGACTCCCCCGACCAGATGCTCCGTTCTCTGGAGCGGAAAGGGATCAAGCTGGCGGACACGCGTCGCACGACCATGAAGATGCAGGCTGCGAAGCATCCGATCATCGACCGTATTGTGTCGTATCGTGAGGCTTCGAAGCGCTGGTCGGCTTTCGGGCCTGACTACCTGCAGCATCTGCACCCCGTGACGGGCAGGGTGCACACCTCCTTCTACCCTTTCACGGGGGCAGGAAGGTACGCTTGCCTCGCTGCGGGGTCCCCTGTTCGCACGTCGACAGGCGAACGGCCGATCGAGGCAGTGAAGGTCGGCGACTTCGTATGGACGCATAGAGGTCGATGGCGCCCCGTCGTGGCGACGCATCAGAAGGGACTGCGGGAGGCGTATGTCGTCCGGTTTAGCAGCGGGGATATTTTGACTTGCGCGTCGTCCCATCGCTTCCTATCCTCGGGAGGTGAGTGGCTAGACGTGGAGGGCATGTATCGTGAGTATTTCGAAGACGTGGATGGCGGAGCAGTCGAACATCGATGCGGCAGTTCGGTTGTATCGGAGTCCGAGGCTATTGACGCTGCAGCAGATCGCGGACGAGCTCGGAACAACCTTTCACAACGTGCAGCACGCGATGAAGGTCGGGATGCCGCAGTCGGAGAGGAAGGCGCAAAAGGCGCTACGTTATTCAGCCACGAAGAAGGGGTCCAAGAATCCGATGTGGGGGAAGAAGGGGGAGGAGCACCACAACTGGAAAGGGCAGTGCGAGGACGGCTATGGCTACCTGACGTGCCTTCACGACGGGAAACGCCAATTCGTGCATCGGGTAGTCATGGCGGAGGCACTGGGACTTCGGGAGATTCCGGAGAGCTTTTCGGTGCATCACATCGATGGCGACACGCGGAACAATGCGCTCGACAACTTGGCTCTGGTGACGAATGCCGGGCACCAAGCCTTGCACTATATGCAGGCCAAGGACAGCCTCTCGTTGCAGTTGAAGCGATCTACCCTTGCGGAAGTGTTGAGGTCTATGACCTCACCGTAGAGGAGGACGAGAGCTACGAGTCGGCAGGTGTATTTTCCCACAATAGTTCGAGTCCGAACCTGCAGCAGATACCTCGAGGGAAGGCTTTTCGAGCCTGCTTTTGCCCTGAAGTCGGTTGGGTGCTCATCGGCGCCGACTACAGTCAAATCGAGCTTCGCATTATGGCGCAGCTCTCGATGGACCCGGTGCTGCTCGACATCTTCCGCTCAGGCAAGGATCCGCACCGCATCACGGCGAGCATCGTCCTCGGCATCCCTGTGGAGGAGGTGACGGACGAGCAGCGCCAGATGGCGAAGCCTATCAACTTTGGGCTGATCTACGGCCTCATGCCGAAGAAGCTGGTCACGTATGCGTGGGCCAACTACGGCGTGAAGATGACGGAGGAGCAGGCGACGACCTTCTACAATCGCTTCTTCGAGGCGTACGAAGGTGTGCGGCGTTGGCAGCGGCACGTCATGAATTGGCAGCGCCCGAAGGGCTTCTCAAGGACGCTCGGCGGCCGGCTGCGCTACCTCGAGTCGGATGCGGACTACAACAACTTCTACAACTGCGTCGATGCCGAGACGGAGGCGCTCACGCGGCGAGGGTGGGTGAAGGGGCCGGACCTTCGGAGGGAGGATGTGCTGCTGACGAAGAGCGCGGACACGGGTGCGCTGGAATGGCAGCCGATGACGGATCTGAAGCTCTTTCCGGACTACAAGGGTCGTCTGGTGTCTTTCCGATCGAGGACATTCAATGCGGTCACGACTCCGGAGCACAGGTGGCTTGTGAGTGACAAGCACTCTGGCGAGGATGTGTGTCGTACGAGCGATCGTCTCTCGCAATGGGGGGACCACAGGATCCATCGGGTCGGATTCTATGATGGTCCGAAGCCGACCTTCTCAGATGACTTCGTGGAGCTCGCTGGGTGGCTTTTCACGGACGGCACTCTGTGCGAGCAGAAGGGGCGCAAGGTGGCGAGGCTGTATCAGAGTGCGCGGGCCAATCCGGAGAAGGTCGATCGGATCGATACGCTCTTTGAGCGCCTCGGAGCGGAGGTGTTGACCGGCCGTTACTACTATCCGAAGCACGGGCATCGAGTGACGTGGGAACTCCGGAGGGAGCACGCGGAGAGGCTCCACAAGGCTTTCCCGGGGCGTCTCCCGACGGCAGGCTTCCTGAACGGGTTGTCGAGAGAGCAGGCGCAGCTACTCCTGGAAGTAATGCTCCTTGGCGATGGGTGGACAGAGGATGGCGGCCGTCGTCGCTTCTGTTGTCGGTCGAAAGCGGCCGCCGACGCTTTTCAGGTGGTCTGCGTGCTGGCAGGCGTGGCGACGACGTGCGTGGAGCGCGATATGTCGAAGTACGAGCCGAAGTCGGAGAAGCTCTCGAACGTTCCGAAGGGCGGCAGGCACTACGTCGTCAACCTGTTGAAGCGCACGCATGTGCAGGTGCTTCAGGGTCATCGTGAGGACCGGGATGTAGACGGCGCCTTTGTGTGGTGTCCGGTCGTTCCGAACACGTACTTCGTGGCTCGGCGCGAGGGGCAGGTCTATGTCACGGGCAACACTCCGGACCAGGGCACCGGCGCGGACGGCCTCAAGAACGCCTTGTGGAAGGTTTACCACCGGCTCCGCCGCTTCGGGGACGACGTGCGAATGGTCCACATGGTGCACGACGAGATCATCGCTGAGGCCCGCGATGACGAGGGCCTTGTGGAGGAGGTCAAGGTCGAGATCGAGCTGGGGATGAAGGAGGGGATCCAACCCTTCCTGCCCGATGTTCCGGTCGAGGTCGACGCGCATTCTGGCTACAGTTGGGCAGAGATTCACTGACCCCCTCGGAAGACGGGATATCGACAGCAGCCTCCACAACCCGTACACTTTGCGATAGCAAAGGGCGTATGGTGCCCCGGATGTCGGCGGAATTACTATGGACATCCCCGGAAAGACTCGGATGGGACCCGTCAGCAGGCGCAAGGCTGAGCCGAGCGACCTGGCCCTGCGGATCCTGCAGCACGAACAGTATGGGGAGGTCCGGGAGCTCTTGGTGCATGGTTGGACCCTCGCGAAGGCGGCCGAGCATGTGCAGACCGGCTTGGGTCTGTTCAACGACATCGGCGCGAAGCGCTTGGAGCGTGCTCTGTCGGAGATTCGGGACGAGATCCCGCCCAACCATTTCGTCCAGGGCACGCTGCCGAGGCTCCATAAGCAAGCGGTGAAGACGATGGAAGAAGGATTGGACGTGCTCGAGGAGCTCCGTGAACTCTACCGGCTGCAGAAGGAGCGCCTTGATATCGACTTCAACATCGAGAAGAACGTTCGCAAGCTGCTCCCGGGCACGCACCGTGAGGTGAAGGCGGCCAAGGACATCCTGCGCGCATACGCGGACGTGCAGATGGATTTCGGGCTCGTCCAGCGCAGCATCGGCACCGTGGAGGTGGCCGGCGCGGTCGCCGGGGGCAACTCCGTACTCGAGGAGATCATGGGCAGCCCAAAGAAGCGGCAGAAGCTGCTTTCGATGTCCGACCGCCTCCTGGCTCTCGCGGCGAAGCGCGAGCGGGAAGTCGGCGAGGAGGACGAGGTGATCGATGTCTCCCCGGAGAAGGATGAGGAGGCCGCATGATCAAGCACGGCCTCGGGAGGTCGCGATCGACCCAGACAGTCGACGAGCTCGAACAGCTCATCGTCAAGGACCTCGAGAAGTTCTCCCCCGAGGAGCGTGCGCTTCTTTTCAAGATTTTGGAGGAGGCCTCCGGTGTCGAGGACTATGACTTCCTCGGCGAGGGCGGCCGGCTCATCGACCAGCTCTCGACGGCGCACTATCTGCGCCAGCCGGTCGACATGAAGACCTTCATCTACGACGACTACTACCTCGGCGAGACGTGCAGCATCCTGTACCCGAAGCTCTACGACGACCTCGTCGAAATCTTCGAGGGCGACTACAACGAGGTCATCTTCACGGGGGCCATCGGGTACGGCAAGACCTTCGTCTGCTCGATCGGCATCTGCCGCGTGCTGTACGAGATTTCTTGCATGCGCGACCCGCAGCTCTCCTTCGGCCTCGCCCCGGACACCCCGGTGTCGATCGCGGGCTTCTCTGCGAGCGAGGACCTGGCGAAGGAGGTCGTCCTGAAGAACGTGGTGGGCAAGATCGCGCAGAGCCCCTACTTCTCCGAGAATTTCCCGTTCAAGATCACGCAGAAGAACATCCGCTTCCCCAACGACGTGCTTGTGGTCGCCAAGGCAACGACCCCGCGCGGGGCTCTCGGAATGAGCCCGGTGGCGGCGCTCATCGACGAGAGCAACTTCATGCCGAAGCGGCGCGCTCGGCGCGACGACAACCGCTTCGGAGTAGTCAATATGGCGAAGGACATCTACGACAACCTTCGCCGGCGCCTCATCTCGCGCTACCGGCGCCAGTGGAAGCTCTTCCTGCCGAGTTCCAAGTCGACACGGGAGTCCTTCCTGTCCAAGCGGATTGTCGCCGCTCGAGACGACCCAACAGTCTTCGTGCGGGATTACGCGCTCTGGGACGTGCAGTCCGACCACAGCATGGATCGCAGCTTCTGGGTCCTGTGCGGCAACGAGCAAACCCCGTCGCGTTTCGTGCACGACAAGGATGACCTCACGAAGCTGCGGGAGGACCTCCCCGAGCGCACGGTGCTGATCGAGGTCCCGGACGACTTCCAGACGGACTTCCAGAGTGACCTCGAGGGTGCGATTCGCGACTTCGCAGGCGTCGCTACTGTTGCGTTGAGCCCCTTCATCCAGCGCGTGCACAAGATCACGCAGATGGAGGACCCAACGCGCCAGCACCCGTTCTCGGTCGAGCGCTTCGACCCGGACAAGGGCGGTCAGTTCGTGTGGGAGCGCCTGGTGAAGAAGGTCACGGTCCGGGACTACTCGGGTCGGCCCACGACGGTCTTCCAGCCGCTATACAACCCGGCCTCGCCGCGCCACGTCCATATCGACCCTGCGCTCAACAACTGCTCCGCAGGGTTCTGCGTCTCCCACGTGGCGGGAACCAAGGGCGTGCGCCGGCGCGATGAGCACGGCATGATCTACACCGACGATTCGCCCACCTACGTGGTGGACTTCGTGCTGGAGATCGTGCCCCCTATCGGAGGCGAGCTCGACTTCGCCCTCTATCGGAAGCTCATCTACGAGATGGTGGAGCACGGCATCCCGATCCGCAGCGTGTCGATGGACCAGTGGCAGGCGATCAATACGTTGCAGGCGCTCGAGAAGTCGGGCTTCGAAACGAGTTCCATCTCGATGGACCGTACGTGGGACCCCTACCAGAACGTCAAGACGGCGATCTATGAGGGTCGCGTCTCCTGCTACCAGTACGAACCTCTGTTCTCGCAGCTCCGCGGGCTCGAGGCGGACTGGGAGCGCCGCAAGATTGTGAAGCCAGAGACCGGGTCGAAGGACGTCGCGGATGCACTCGCGGGGAGCTTGTTCGGCTTGTTGCAACAACCCTCGGTGTTGCCCTTTCCGCTCCTCAAGGGTATCTCTGCCCATGATGACCCTGACGCGGCGGCGTGGATGGTGGAGCAGCAGCACGCGATTGCGGCGGGCCGGCGAGACGCCGTTTCGAACGATACGCTCGCGACGGACGCGGCGCACGACCCGGTGCTCGCGTATTTCATTCAGCAAGGCACGGATGTACCCTACTGATGGTCGAAGTTGACGACGTCCTCGAAGCTGTGTTCGGAATTCGTTCGGACTCTGCGTCCGACGTGACCCCTTCTGCCCTCGATGCGGACCGGTCGGAGGAGGTCGCGGAGTTGCTCGACTATGAGCAGGTGGTGCGCCAAGCTGGCATTCTCGCTGCTCAGGCTGTGGCGGACGGATTGGAGTCTGCCGGTTTGAGGCCTGCGGACTACTGCTCGCTGTTGCGCTTGCGGGAGCTGGTCCTGGAGCGACTTGTCAAAGCGATGCCAGAGTACGCGGAAGGCTTCATGGATGCCTTCTCCCAGCAGATGAGGATGAGGGGATGAGCCTTCTCGGCGATACGCTTCGGCGCGTTCGAGGTCTCTTCGCCAGGGACAAGGAGCAGGTTCAGATGCGCCTCTCAAGTGGCGCGACTTCCTCCTTCATGCCCGGCACGTCGTACGACCTGCTGCAGAGCTACGGGTACGACGTGATCGCCGACTACCTGCGGCTTGAGCAGGACCTCATGTCCCGCTTCGTCGACTACGAGTCGATGGACGATTACGGGGAGGTCGCGGCGACGCTCAACATCTACGCGGACGATGCCACGCAGCCGGACACCCCGACGAACAAGCGTGTCTGGGTGGACTCCCCTGACAAGGATTTGGCGCAGTTGCTCAACGACTTCCTGCATCGCGTTCTGCGCGTGGAGGAGGACCAGTGGTCGATCTGCCGCACCATGTGCAAGTACGGCAACGACTACGAGGAGATCGTTGTCCACCCCGAGGAGGGCGTGGTCGCGCTCAACCATCTGCCGACGCACACGGTCCGCCGCGTGGAAGGCCCGCGCGGAGAGCTCTACGGCTTCGTCCAGGACTTCAATCGTCGCATCGGGTACACGCCGAAGGAGTTTCACGACCTCGTCTCGAAGAAGATGCGCACGTCGCCAAAGTCGGACCGCTGGGGGCCGGACAAGACGACCGGGTACGACGAGGTCGTTCCATTCGAGCCGTGGCAGGTGGCTCACTTCCGGCACCGTGGCAAGCATCGCCGCTCGATCTACGGCTACTGCTTGGCGGGCGATTCCCGGGTGTGGACCACGGAGGGGGCCAAGGCGATCGAGGATGTGCGGCCCGGGGACCGGGTGCTCTTCCGACACGCCGGGATGCTTCGGACGTCGAAGGTGCAAGACCAAGTGTGCAGCGGCACAAAGCCGTTGTTCAAGCTCCGGACGAAGCATCGGGAGCTTCGGTTGACGGCAGAGCATCCTGTTCTTCGTTGGAACGGCGGCAAGAACAATCAGTGGGTCCCTGTAGGGGAACTCGAGCTCGGGGACAAGGTCTGCGTGGCCACGAACATGCCGCAGATGAAGGGGCCTCCGGCTTTCGGTTTGGAACTCCTGAAGGAAGAGGAGCGGTCTCGCGTTCGCTTTACAGAGCGGGGGGCTTCGGCTATTCGCGAGTGCTCCCGGGTGAACTCGTACGCCCCACGTGACGAAGGGATCCGACCAGCCGCTGCGGCGCAGGGGATTACCCGGGGTCAGCTCGAAGAGCTCCTGGAAGGACACAGCTCGCTGGAGCGGGCGCAGGCCCGGCGATTCTTCGAGTCTGTTGGGCTCCCTTTCTTCGAGGGTGCCACGGCTCTTGTTCGAGACGCGCGCTTGACGCTTCCGGACTTCGTCACTGCCGACATTGCGCGCCTGTGGGGTTTCCTCCTGGGGGACGGCTGGGTGACAGATGGCCAGGTCTATTTCGCTCGTGGGGTGAACGAAGACCAGAACCTCTACTACGAAGGACTGCTGCGGGCCTTGGGCTTGGATGTGGCCCGGATTCGAGATGAGGAAGGTGTCGAGAGGCAGTCTTACGTATCGAGTACGGTCCTTGTGAGCTTGTTGCGCCGTTTGGGGTGGACTGATGGTGCTCATAGGAAGCGGGTCCCCTCCTGGGTTTACACTTGCTCCCGTGAGCTGCGTGAGGCCTTCGTGCAGGGTTTCCAAGATGCAGACGGGTGGGAGACGACTCAGGGGCCAGAGCCCTACTATCATATCGAGCTGTGTAATGAGCGGCTCCTGCGAGACCTGAAGAATCTGATTGACGGTCTCGGTTGGGTGAGCGGTAATATCAGGGAGCGGGCAGAGCGGACGAGCATTATCAAGGGTCGGGAGGTTTTTTCGGGGAAGGGCTACTTGCTCTACTACAGGAAGGCCCCCTTGTCGGATGGCGACTTCTTGTTCGAGAAAGTCGAGGCGATCGAGGCCGATGGCGAGGGTCCTGTCTACGACATCGAGATCGCGGCGAGGGGTCACAATTTCGTGGCCGAGGGCATGGTGGTCCACAATTCGGTTCTCGAGCCGGCGCGATGGGTCTGGAAGCGCCTTGTGCTCCTCGAGGATGCGGCGTTGATCTACCGGCTGCAGCGCGCGCCTGAGCGCTTCGCTTTCTACGTGGACACTGGCAATCGCCCCATGAACGAGGCGCTTCGGTTGCTTCACACCGTGCGGCAGCAGTACAAGAAGAAACGCTACATCAACCCGCGCACGAACAAGCTCGACCTCAAGCTCGACATGCTCGCCCAGGACGAGGACATCTTCATCCCCGTCGTCAACGGCTCCGAGTCGACCCGCGTGGAGGTGCTCGGCGGTCCGTCTTGGCAGCACATGGAGGACATCGAGTACTTCCTCAATAAGCTCTTCGCCGCGCTTCACGTTCCGAAGGCGTATCTGAGCCAGGAAGAGGGGGTCAACAGAGCGATTCTGTCGAGCGAGGATGTCCGCTTCGCGCGCACGATCCTGCGCGTGCAGCAGGACATGCGGCTCGGCATCGAGAAGATTTGCCGTGTCCACCTGGCTGCGATCGGCATCCCGCCCGACAAGGTCGAATTCGATGTTCGCTTTACCGTTCCGAACTCGATTTTCGAGCTTGCGCAGCTCGAAGTGCGGAACGCGCGGGCGGACTTCGCTTCTCGCGTCAGCGAGCATGTCTCGCGGGAGTGGATGCTGTCGAACGTCTACCATCTCACGGATGAGGAGATCCACACCGTCCTTACGCAGCGGGACGAAGAACTCATCCACCAGATGGAGGTTCAGGGCAAGGCAGAGGCCGCCATGCAGAAGCAGATGGGCGGTGGCATGGGCGGCATGACCATGTCGAATCCGCCTCCCCAACGCCCCTTGCTTACCGGTCGTAGCCCGGTGGCCAACTTGATCGGTGAGGGTGCGGGTGCTATCTCTTTGCAGGAGCTTGAGAAGTCCGGTCGAGAAGATCGGAAGCAGATGCGGGGTGAAATTGACCGCGTCCTCCGCAGCAACTACGCTATAGGGCGCAAAGTACATGAGCTCCGCGGTTTGATGCAGTCGCTACACTACGCCGTCCGGAAATGACCGAACGTAACCACATCGACGAAGAGGTGCTCGCTACGCTTCGTGCAGGAAGCTACGAGGAGCGCATCGAGCGAGTGCGGAAGGCACTCGATGAGGCGGACTTCCTCGGCAGTGGTTACTGCCTGGAGGCCTCCTTCGCGAAGAGCGCCTTGGTCTCGTACGAGAGCGGTGAGCTCTGGCACGTTCGCCTCGCGGATCACGGCAAGGGCCTCTTCGCCGTCGAAGGGCGGAGGACGTGTCTGCCAGCCGACGCGAAAGACCACGTTGAGAGCAACGCCCGTGAAGTGGCTGCGCTTCTCATGGCGGGCAGTACGGACCAGGCTTTCGACCTTCTCCGCAGCATCGCCCCCATGGTCCCTGCGAAGCGGGATGAAGAAAGCGAACTCGTCCAGAGGATCATCGCGGAGCACATCAACGCGCCCCGCCCCTGGAAGGAGCTGATGGCGGAGAAGGGCAGCGCTGTAGATGCCTTCCTTGAAGGCGTCGCAATCGACGGGGAGTGCAATCCCCCGGAAGCGCTGGACTTCCCGGTCGCGGACGCTCTGCCGATGTCCGAAAGCGAGGTGGAAGCTCGCCGCGATGGTGTGGTTGCGCGAATCAATAAACTCGTGGAAGCTCTTGACGCGTTGGGGGCTTCGGTGGAAAGCTCAAGAGGTCGTCTGCGTGAAAGCGCCGACTCTTCGGGTAGTTTCGAGCCTTCGTTCGAGGCTTTCTGTGAGGATCTGGAGTACGATGTGGGTAGTGTCCGCTCCGTGCTCGAGGGTGCAGCTTGGCAGTTGAGCGAAATCGTACCGCTCGCTAGGCTCTACGGGACGGTGTTGGAGCTCTATCCGGAGATCGAAAGAGCAGTCAGGTTCATCGAAGCGGTCGCGCAGCAGTGGAAGGCCGCGGACTAGGAGGAGAGGAACAAATGAAGCACATCGTTGTGCCCTCGCTCGCAGAGGACTTCGAGGCTCTCGGGCTCCAGGTTCCCGGCGGGGAGCTGCAGGAAGAGCGTTCGCGGGAAGAAGACGTCGCGGACCTCGCGGACTACGACGAGGCCGAAGACTTCGATTCGCTCGGTGAAGACGACGAGGAAGGGACCTTCGACGTCGACGCGTTCTTCGAGGCGCTCGAAGCGGTCTTCGAAGAGGCCGGCATCGACCCCGAGGACCTCGACGAAGAGGACCTCGACGAGGTCGTCGAGACCTTCTTCGAAGAGAACGACATCGACGCGGCGGGGGCCGACTTCGACGCGCTCACCGAGGTCCAGTTCAAGAAGAAGGCGCGCGGAGCGCTCGCTCGTGCGGCGTCCCGCATCCGGAAGAAGCAGCGTCGTGGCAAGAAGGCAGCGCTCAAGCGCGCGGCGAAGAAATTCCGCAAGAGTGCGTCCGGTCGACGCTTCAGCAAGAAGTACACGAAGCTGAAGAAGCGGCTCGGTAAGAAGCGCATGGCTCAGATGGCCAAGCAGGGCAAGCGCATGACGAACGTCATGGGCGGCGCGTCTGCGGCCAGCGAGGACTACGACGACGACATCATGGACACTCTCGAGGAGATCGAGGGGCTCGTGGGTGAAGTCGACGAGTCGAAGGCGCAGGAGGCCATCGCCGGCTTCAAGCACATCTCCGAGATCGCCGAGATGCTGTCGCAGGCCTTCGCGTACTTTCACGAGACCGAGGACTACGAAGGTCTCGACGAGATGGCGGAGTCCTACGAAGAGCTCGCCGAGGCAGCGGACGCCTTTGCCGAGGCCCTCGAGAACGAGGAATTCGGTGCAGAGGATGCCGACGTCCTGGAGGCCTTCGAAGAGCAGACCCGGTTCGTTCTCAACGGCGCCGAACTCTACGAGGGCATCGTCGAAGGTGACAACGACGAGGACGAGGAGTACGAAGAGGGAAACTGAGTCCGGGCTGGCGCAAGCGCCGCACGGCGTATTCGAGCGGGCGGCTTGAGCTGGTCGGATTCGAGAAGACGAAGAACAGGAAGAAGAGGAAGGTCAAGAAGAAGTCGAAATCGGTCTTGAACTTCACGCCCTTCAAGGGCAACTTTCGGTGGCGGCGGTATTGAGATGGAAGACAACGTGCTGACAGAAGACGCGGTGGCGGTCGACAGCTTGCCCGTGTTGCGCGAGTTTCTCGACGACTCACCCGCCCTCGAGTTGATCGAAGGCAAGACCGGGCGTCTCCGCGTTCGAGGCGAATTCGGACGCTACGACGAAGCGACCGAGAACAAGCGCCTCTACCCCAAGGGCCTGTGGGAGCGCGAGATCGGACGCCTGGAGCCCAGCTTCGGTCACCGCAAGGTCTTCGGCGAGCTCGATCATCCCACGGATGGGAAGACGAAGCTGTCTCGCGTCAGCCACATCGTCACCGGTCTTCAGGTCTCCCCCGACGGCAAGGTGTACGGCGAGGCCGAGATTCTGCCGACCTCTCGGGGCCGTGACCTCGAAGCGCTCCTGCGAAGCGGGTGCCGCGTTGGAGTCAGTTCACGCGGATATGGCTCGACGAAGCCAGACAATCGCGGCTACGATGTGGTGCAGGAGGACTACAAGCTCGTGACCTTCGACTTTGTAGCCGATCCCGCCGACCAGAACGCCTATCCCGAGATCGTGAGCGAGGATGTCGACGCCGACTCCGGTCGCTTCCTGTTCGAGGGAGTGGAGCTCCACATGCACGAGGACCGCGACGAGATTCCAGAGGTCGACGAGGATGCTTCCGACCTGGAGGCTCTTCTCGACCAGGCTCGGGCGGAAGGCAAGGCCGAAGCGGAGGAGACCCTTCGCGAGCGGCTCGCCACGGAGGTCCTCGATCGCATGGGCGAGCTCCGAGCCTCCGTCGAGGCCCAGGTCCGTGAGGAGGTGGCGAACGACTCGGCGCTGGCGGCGAAGGCCTCGGCTCTCGACAAGATTTGGGAGCTGATGCTGCCGTACGGCGCCCCCGCCAGTGGCGACGAGATCGCCCAGGCGCAGGAGGCCAAGATCGCGGACCTTCGAAGCCAGCTCTCCGAGCGCGAC